TCTCGGCCAAAAAGTCGAGATATTCCGCCGCTTGCGTGGTCAAACTGACCGTAATGATGGTTTTACGCTCCCTCATGGTCCATCCGATACAGTCCTCAATAATAAATAATCCGACGCAACCCCTATTAGGGGTGGTGTAGAATAGGGCGGGTGGGAGAGGGCGACGATAATAGTCAAGAGGGGTTTACTTTTTACACCCTCGTGATTTAGAGGAGATTGGTCGGGGGAGCCGGCCCTTGCACACCGACGTAAGAGACAACCCCCGACCACCCAAGGAATTGATACAATGGCAACCAAGAAAACCAGCATGTTTACCCTGACGGAACGACTTACAATTAGCTCAGGCGCAACTAACACCTTTGCAACCATCGACCTCGGTTCTTACGTCGATGTTGGCGACCGCCAAGCCGTTCAAGTGCATTCTGTTGATTTTATCTTCCAATCAACTGCACCCGGCGGTTTTCTCCCCGGAGCCCTTGGCGTTAACGCTTGCGTGACGGTCCAAGTAACCGATCTCAACCGGGGTCAAATTGTGTTCGCCGATGACCGAGCTCTTGTTGCATCGGGAATGCTGATTTACGACACCGATGGTTTCCTTTCCCATGCGTCTGACCTCTACCCCGACAACTATGGCAAAGGCTCCGATGACGGCCGATTCGTGGTCAACGATCAACTCTACATTACAGGCTTGACAACTGGCTTGACTCCCGGAGAAGCTGTCAACGTCACCGTCCGAGTCAACGCTTCGATCGTGAGCCTTACCGCCAAGGACTTCATGGCAATTGCAATCCAATCCACGGCCGCCGATAACTGAGGTGGCATAGTTGGACGTTGACGAAGCCATCAGGCTCCTTCAGGCATTGAAGGAAATGGAAGGCGGAGCACGACAGGTAAAGGCCGGGGCCAAGAAGGCCGCCACGTCTTCGAAGAAGATTGCCAAGAAAGTCAAGCGGGCACCTTCAGCATACAACCAATACATGAAGAAGGAGCTTGCCAAACTTCGCAAGAAGCATCCAAAGACGGACCATAAGACTCTCTTCAAGAGAGCAGCAAAGTCATGGAAGAGATCACCGGAACGTAAGAGGTCGATGAAATGAAGACGTTGGTAAAAGAACACGGCTTTTTTGACGCTACTCGAACGGGCAACACTTGGACCTTGAATCCTGCCTTCAACTATCGGCTTATTCCCGGCACCACTGGCTCCGGTGCATTGTATGCTTACTCAAAGACGTTCTTTGACTTGGCAGGGCTCTCCATTGATGAGAAGACGTTGTTCTTCGATATGGCCGCCGTTCAGACAAGCTCTCTTCCCGTGTTCGCCGGCTCAGCTTCCGCAGGGGATTCAATTCAAATCATCGACGTGATGACCTCCGTTCCGCTCGCAGAAGACGCAACGATGCTGAGCGACATCTCCTATGGTTTTGGGTTCAAAGGTTCACGTCAAAACTTCGAGAACGTCATCTTTGCAAGGAGCCTTCAGTATGCAGTTCATTTGGACCTTGGAGCATACGCTTCGCCCACGTTGACCGCAAGCAACCAATACGGAAGCGGAGATCCAACAGCATCGGACCGGGTGTATTCCTATCGTTTCATTCTCATTGTCACCGCCGTTGCTTCTGGTGTGACTGGCTCAACCATTGCTGGAGCTCGTCACGTCTTGACGGCCACACCAAAAGAAGAGCAGCAGTATCAATACCTCATGCGACTAAAGAGGTCGTATGACCTTCAACAACAGCCGGACGTGGATTGATGGAAGTCTATTATGCTCCGTGGCAATATGAGCTGCGTGAACACTTGGGTGGTCCTCGACAAGCTGCAATAGCTGCACGTCAATTCGGAATCCCCGACCCGGTGACCGCCACAGTCTACGCAGGTGCTCTCTTCCTCGCTTACGCACCTCTACTTCAACCCGGACCACCTGCGAAGACACCAGATCTCTTCCCCATCTACAACGTGGGAGGTTTTGTCGTATGACCGAAGAATCAATTGAAGAAATCAAATCTGCAACTCGAACTCAACGCTTCGCCACTTGGCTCATGGAACGTGAGGAACGACGAGAAGAAAAAGAGTCCAACCTTGAAGGGCTCGTCCGTTTGAACGTGCTCGTCTCGTTTCTCACTCTCGGTATGGTCGGTGGCTTCGAAGCTGTTCGCCTTGCTGTCGAGTTAGTCCCTTACCTCTGATTCCATCACGAGCACAGCGTTCAACGTGTGCCACCAATTCATGAGCAGCCATTTGGCCGGCGCATGCGTTGGGTCTTCGTCGTAGTGCTTCAACGTCCCGTCAATCATCTCCTGGACGACTTCGATGAGCTCACGCTGTTTCTGATTCACATTTCCACCTCCGGAAAGCAATGTTGGCAAATCCAAGGATGCTCATACACGTCCAAGCAATGTTCTTCGTGTTCTCTCGCTTCTTCGCAAGGAGTCTTGGTCATGCATCGGGGGCAATGAGTGCACATCACGCACACCGGCCGTTGAAGTGATCGTGAGCTGAACACGACGGCCCGCACGATTTCCGCACGTCGGCGTAGTCCAACCATTGTTTGGGTTCGATGAACGCCCACCATTGAAGGCAACTGCCACATCGAATCCCGTGAATCTTGCCATCGGCCGGACGTGCGTTCCAAGGAACGGCGTTGTAGATTGGTGGAGCGTCATCATCGAGGAAGACGTTAGCCGGTCGCCCCAACGTCCGGCCGCAATCACAGAAGAAAGTGTTGACCTTTGCCATCACTGATCCCCCCAACAGATCGCACACTTGCCACTTCGATGATTTGGGTTGCACTTATCGCCCTGTTCGCCGTGAACTCTGCCGCTCAACGGTGCAACGTGCTCGGCTTCTCTGCCGATATTGCGCTGCATCGCCTTCAACACGGCCGTTTGAACCCACCGTGAACGGTTTCCTCCTGTCTGTTTCTCGGCCAAAAAGTCGAGATATTCCGCCGCTTGCGTGGTCAAACTGACCGTAATGATGGTTTTACGCTCCCTCATGGTCCATCCGATACAGTCCTCAATAATAAATAATCCGACGCAACCCCTATT